TTCCTTGGCCTGCGTTAAATGCCGTTGACTCAATAGTGACCTGCGGCTCAATAGTGCCTGTGCCGCCTTTAATCTTGAGCTTTACATCTGGAGCAGTATCTCCAACCCCTAAGTTCTCACTAGAATCAATCGTAATCGCAGTGCTTGTGGCGTTATCTTCAATGCCAGTTGATGTGAACGTAGTTACCGTGGCAGGAGATGCAGAGCCACCTCCAATAGTAGTACCATCTATAGAACCGCTGTTAATGTCTACGGGACTAGCAATCTCTGTTGGCTTCTTACCAAGAAACGGCATCAGGTAATCTCCATTACACCAAGGACAACATCAAGGGCAGACGCAGTGCCAGACTGTACCTTGAGCGCATCGCCCGTTTCCAAGATGTACTTCTGACCAGCCAGCGTTTCTAGTGTGGTCTGACCGGGGATGCTGACGTTCTCAAGAAGCTGGTGCGTAGTGCCGCCAGAAGAGTCTGAGAACTGCACCTGTACGTCCACAGCCTGCGTTGTCTTGTTAGCTACAGCCAAACCAAGGACAACCGTAGTCGTGCTTGCAGGAGCCGTATAGAGCGTGTCATAAGCGGCGTTGTTTACATCCGCAAGAGCCGCGTTTCGGAAGGTGTTTGCCATCAAAAGCCTCCATCTAAAATATAATCTATGGCCCTATTCATAAGTTCTGGGTCATCATTGAATTTGCCTATGGCTGTGTTGCAACGCAAACACAACAAACCTCTAACCTTCATTGTCATGTGGTCGTGATCCACTGCTAACTTCCTAGTTAAGTCACTCTGCCTGACTCTGCAAATAGCACACTTACCGTCTTGTCTCGCTAGCAACTCGTCATAACCAGCCAAATCGATGCCATATTTTCTTTTTAACGCGTTTTCTCTGTTTTTCTCTGCCCTGCGCTCATTATATTTTCTGTTTTTCCTTCTTCTACACTCTTTGCAGTAGGGGTGTCTTCCGTCAGAAAACGATTTATCTTTGTGGAACTTAACCCGCTCTTTTTCTACTTTACAGCTAGCGCACACTTTGTTAGCCATAACTTATCCCAGTGCGATTGCTAGTGCGGTTGCGTCATCAATGGTTGCGTAGTTCGATATACCGCCGATATCAGATGTTGTGAGGGCGCGAGCCACAGACTGATTACTCGCGTTACCGATAAATACATTGCCTTCGTCTAAATTAGGCGTGGCGTTGCTACGGCCTGCGCCACCAACCTTGATAGACCCCGCTGTAGCATGAGAGCGGATAACCTTGCCGATGTTCTGGATGAGAGAAGATTCACCAGTAGGCGCAGTGTTGGTCAGCCCGCCAGCAGTGGTGTCGACGTACACCGTATCGCCTGCGCTGAACGCAGATGTATCTAGCTCATACAGCGTACCAAACGTCACAACATTGACCGCCGCGTTTAGGCTAGCATCAGCCTCCGCCAAGCCAAACGCCGCCATCTTGCTTGCGTCATCAGCGTCAGCCTTTGATACCTCTGGCGTATTGCCTGATACACCCGACACATATACCGCGTCACCCTTAGAAAGAGCCTCAGCGGCCTTGGCGGCAAAAACGATAGCTCCCGATACCTCAACCTTCCCGTCATTCAGGTTGATGAAGTTGGCATCTACCTCAGCATGGGTAAGTGCAGAGCCTTTCGGGGATGTCCCGTCAGTCTGCGTTGTCTCCCTTGTTACTAGCGCAACCATCAGTCAAGCGTCACCTTCAAGTTGCCCGCAGAAATGCGGAGAATATCACCAGTGCCAATCGTCTTCGGCAGTGCGGTAGTGAAGTCAGCGGGGTCTGTCAGTTGCGCGTGGGCCAGCATATTGCCGCCTGTAAGCGCGTCAAATATCCCCGCATACGTCACAGTACCCCAAGACCCTGTAGCTTCTGGAAACTCTACAGCGGCGCTTGATGCCGCCGTGGTGGGCGATGTGCCAGAGACGGTAAACGCTACCGACTGTCGGGCATACCCGTTGCCAGATACCTCAGTGCCAGCAGATGAATCACTGGAGGCAGATGTGAACACGCCGACATACAGCGTCGACGGCGCGGTGTAAGCAGTGCCGCCAAATACATGGTCAAGCACCTTGTCTTCTAAGTAGTCTGAAAAGCTCATCCTAATCCTCTAACCTTCAAAGTAAGTCCGGAACCTGAGTTCATGGCGTCCTCGCCAGATTCATTAACACGCTTTACTGCGGCGGCATACAGTTGCGCCCACACCCCAACGCGCTCATCTTCAGCAAGGTATGGCGCTGAGTGCATCAAGGAGCCATACAGGTATACGTCTGGGTGATCAGTCAGCAACCAGTTTGTCGCGTTGCTTGCCGACAGCGCAGGCACTTTCTGGTAATAGTAAAGCTCCACCTCGTAGGTGGCGTCAGCAGTTGGGTAAACCTCAAAGGCCCGCTCTACATGGCAGTAATACTTAGGGTGACCAGTCGTGTCCTCAGCCCCCTGCCGCTTGTCCGCCATAGCCGCCGCAGAGAGCAACTTTAGGTTGGTTGTGCCTGACCCAGTAACGTGAAACCGAATCGTCTCCATCCAGTCGCTAGGCCGATCCAGATACTGTCCGGAGAGTTCAGCCGTTGCCCTATTCTCCATCTCGTAATGGCGAATCTCACGATTGATAGACGCCTCTGCCATCGTAATGAAGTCAGGTATCACCGTGGTCAGGTCATCGCGGTTCAGAAAGTCCGCGATAGACGCTTTCAACTCTGTAAAGTTCGACAATGCCATTTACTTTTTCTTCCGCTTTTTTGCAGTCTTAGCTGATTGCTTGAACGCCTTGGCAGTAGGAGCGCCCTTGTCTCCAGCCTTCCGCATTTTCTCGCCGGAGCCAGCCTTGATGCGCTTCCGCTTGGCTTGAATGTTTGCGTACAATCCTTTTTTACTTGCCACGCTTCTTATCCTTCTTTCCCTTGGCCTTGGCTTTAGCGGCGGCTTTGTAGCCCGCCTTAGTGTATGGGTACTTCTTGCCGCCTACCTTTGGCATCACTTGCTCCTTGACTTAGTACCAGAACATTTCCACCGCTTACGGGACAACCGCAGCGGCGAATTTGGATCTTTTGCAGCCTTCGGGTGGCTCTTCATCTGACCCGCTGACCGGGCGCAGTATGAGTTGCCCTTCTTAGTCCCGGGCTTAACCTTCGCGCCCTTCTGACCGTAGCTGACCTTCTTACCGGACGCAGTACGCTTGGCCTTTGCCTTGCCTTTCGCTGGCTTCATCTTTGACCCCGTATTATACCTGTTACCGCTGCCTTTCTATATATGACATCAGCCCATCAAGCCATTGCTGATCGGGAACGATGTAGCCGTCTTTGCGCTTATTCATGGCGTCAATGGCCTCAGTGTGAGTGAATGGTCTAGGGACGCTTCCACCCGTCATCCTCTGTCTCGCAGCTTGGTAGTAATCAGGGAACATCACCGAAAACGGCACTGGCTGCTCCAGTGACCCAAAATAACTACCCGGCATCACAGTGTCATATGACTGATGCCTGCTGCTCGGAAAGACGTCACGAGACACATCTGGTAAAAGCATTGTGAATCCAGACTCACCAAGTTCTGCTTGGCGCAATGCGGGGAGCGTAGACGCCTCAAGCACCTGCCCATAGGACGGGAAGCCTCTGTCTCTATATTTCGCCATTCCCATTAGGGTGGTGAGCTTGGTGCGGCGCTTACCCTCGTTAGGAAAGTCGCCTCGACCGAGAATCCAATCCATTGCGTCTGGACTGTCCAGCCCGGGCCAATCTTTGTATGTCGCCTTGAGGTCTTTATCAAACGCTATCTTGTCTTTCTTAGGTATGTTGATGTTCTTTGTCTGCAAAAACATCACCTCTGCTGGCGGCGTTGAAAAGTTTACTGATTCCAACCCCATCGTGTTGTAAATACCTATTGGCTGCCTGCCTGTCTCGTCAGCAATTCTCTTGAACTTGTCGTGCTGGGATTGGGCTACTGCAAGGTTTGATTGCCAAGCCTCTGGGTTCGCTTGCGGGTATTGAGCGCCACCTTGAACGGGAACCGACCTGCTGGTTGGCACTCCGCCCACCATATCTATTAGTCCGATGAATGATCTGTCTCCACGCACTGGTGCTAATGCGTAATCACCAGATGCTAGCACCTCCGGACTAATGTATGTTTGCGGAAACTCTTGAACCTCTCTGACAGTCTCCCCTTGGTTGGCTATAGCAATCGCCTCCCTGTCAGCAAACCCCTTGCTACTACCCATGGCCTTATCGTAGCTTGTCTCAGCCCTTTTGATCTGGGTTGGGTTATCAAGGTACTCTGGGCTTAGAAAGCCTAAATCTAGAAGCCTATCCTCTTTGCCTCCGCGCCGCGCTATCCCCATCAGCACAGCAGATGCAGCATCGCCCAGCACTGGAACAACGCCTGCAGCGGTCGCAGCGCCCATAAGTCCAGCGGTCTCGTAATCGCCCTTCTTCGCGGCGTCTACGGTTTCTGCAGCACCTTTCGCATCACCTATGCCGGGCAGGAAGTCCACAACCGACAGCAGCCCCTCAGCGGCCCTGTATGCGGCATACGGGTTGTCTTCATATAGGCCCATGCCTAGCAAGCCAGATGCAATCTTGTCTCGCGCAGAATCAATGAAGCCCGGCTCGTATGGCTGCAGCTGTGGCATACCCCTGCTCATCACTCTCCCGCCTTATTCCTAGCGTACTCAAGCGCCATATCAATCAGCCTGCCCGTAGGCACACGCTCACCAGTGAACGCATCAATGCCTGCTACGTTCTCGTAGTAGTCCTGTATTGAGTCCTCGGGGCGATCTGCGTAACCCTTGTACTGGTATGCCCGAGCCATTTCTTTTGCCACCTGCGGCGATATACCCTCTCTAGCAGCCCAATCGTAGCCACCAGCAAAGTTGATCGCCATATCCAGCAGTCCACGATCTACACGGGGGCCAAGCTCTGGACTCTCTCGCATGATGCGCTGCGCGACCGCCTCGGGGAATGAAATATGTTGCATGGCGTCTACGGGATTGCGCAGCACTGTCATCAGATTGTGATCGCTGATACGTTGCAACAATCCGTAGTTTTCAAAGGGGTTATCTGCCATCCCCAATTATACCATCAAGCTATGCCCTGTAGGTTACGGCGTATCGGGTCGCCCCAGTTACTGGTCTCACGGTGACCGACCGCTAGATACCGGAATGCGTCAGCACTGTGGCTTGACCAATCATGCGCCGGTCTACCCTTCCACACCCGGTTATTGTCATCGTATTCGCGGTGATAGGCCCGCAGCGCGTCCACACCGTGGCTGCACTTCTCAGCATCAAACCAGCACGTTGCCAGTAATGACCGGGACGCCTGTATCCCGTCATCTACGTTTAGCTGCGGGGCGATCTGGATGTTGCTGAGACCCAAGCTTTGCAGCGTCTCTAGCCGGGACTTGCCAGACCCTAGCTCCCGCACCCTTACGTCATGCGGCAGTATGTGCTGGTCATAGACGTATCCCTTGCTCTGCAGCACCCTAACGTAGTGGTCTAGCCCAACTCCAGATGTCTCGTAGTGGTCTATCAGACGCGTCTCAGGGCCAACCTTCTGACAGAACCAGATAGCCGTTGTATCACCTATCCCCAAGTCCCACGCCGTGATCACTGGCATCCGGGTCTCATACGGGACAGCGGTGATCCTGCCCTGTGCGTTGGCGTCACGCATCTCTAGCGAGTAGTACGCGCCCTCATGGTGGGTTAGGAATGAGCCTTCCCAGATATGATCATAGTTCTCTGGGCGCTTATCAAAGTCATTCTGGCGCACAAGCTCCAGCACCTTGGGGAAGTATGGGTTGTCGCGCCAGTTAATCTCTACGATCTTGCTACTTGCCGGGGTATCGGCCCGGAACCGCTGGTGAGTCGCTGACAGGTTGCTCTCGGGGTTCCACGATACCCATAGCTCAGAGCCTTCCTCGCGGATTGTGGGGTCCAGCTTATCCCACGCCATGCCTGACACGGTCTCAGCCTCATCTACCCAGCACAGCAGGATGCGGGCCTTAGATTTGATGCTGTCGAGATTCCTACGCAGCCCGGCAAACGTGAACTCAATGTTTCCGTCCCGGGACCGTATGTACCGCTCGCCGACCTCGTAATACTCAGCCAGCCAGTCATACGCCTTAATTGCCCCTGCAACCTCCTCAAACGAGCTATCGCCAAGGCTGTTCATGAACTCCCGGGCGCATAGGATCTGACCCGAGCGACCCTCACTGCCCCATATGTAGCCTCTGACAGCAGCCATGATTGCAAATGAGCGGCTTTTGCCAGAGCCACGACCGCCATAAGCGCAGCGATAGCGAGCCTCACCAGCAAACAACTCTACCAGCTTCGGTGGTAATTCAATCGTCGCAATATTCGTCATCTGGCAGCCGGGGAATTAACTCAATAACCGTAGGCGACATACTGCCGTCACTGGTCGTTAGATCAACCTCTGTAGCCTTCAGCTTCGGCTCAGTGTACGCAGCGATCTTGTCCCATGCGTCGATGCTGGCCTTGATATCTGCCGTCTCCCCGGTCTCTGCTATGCCATGCAGCCTAACAGCCTGCTCCGCCATACGCATGATCGGATGGAAGTCATCCCCATACATATCCTGCAGCCGGGTTAGCAGAAACTTCTTGTTGCGATTTGGTACGCCGCGCCTACTCACTTTGAGATCAACTCACTGATATCCAAAAACAATTCCGAACGCTCCGGGTGCGGAACTGACGCAGCCCACCACTCCCCTG